ATCTTAACCGTGCCCGAGATTGCTACTTCTTTCCATGCCCACGTACGGCAGGCGCGATGCCAGTGGGTTTCGCTGTGGAGTTTTGGGTCATTGCCAGCAACGTCACCCGAAACAGGGAAATGGTATATTGTGCCTTGGCCATCAACATCCGCAGGTTGTGCGAAAGGTTCAATACTCAGCTCTGCCATGTCCACAAGTTGTGGATGTGCAAAGAGCGCATTCGTCACCGGTTCAACTCCCGGATAGTACGAAAAGAACATCGAATCCGTAGGCATTACGGAACGAAAGGTGTGACGTTGGTCAGAACCACATCTGCTTGTTGGCACGAAACGTCAGTGCCGTCGCTGATCGTGAGCACCGCTGTGTATGTTGTACCGGACACGGCCAATGGCACCGTAGGAACGGCAGGTGGTGGGGGTGGCACAGGCGCGGTTAGACCAGCAGCAGGCAGGTTAACGTCTGTGATTTGAATCTGCGCACTTTCACGCACGGCCTCTCGTGCAGGCACGTTCTGTAGCACGCTCTGTCCGAACGCCTGTAGTCGTGCCTGGACTAAACGAATCTCCGACGTGCTTGCTCCACTGGATTGGCGCAAGGCACGTTCAACTTGGGCTTTTGGTACTTCAGGCATTAAGCAAAGATTGACGCGTCGATCACGACAGCGTGGACAAAGGAGTAGTCATCAAACTCCGAAAACTGCGTGCTAAACTCGACCATGTAAAGGCCCGAGGTTGGGATGGCTGTGATACCAGCGGGGTATGAGGTGGATGCACCGTAGGTCAAAGGCGTGATGTCAGCAGTGGCCACAGCTGTACGTGCCGCGGGATGGTTGTCAATGGCACTGATCGACACAGTGCCAGAAATCGCAGTCAGTCGCGCACGCACGTCAACGCTTGCAGTGCCCACGTTTGCGCCTGTGGAAAACGTCAACGTCGCACCGGGATGGATGGTTGGAGGGACGACAAGCGATCGGTTTGAAATACCCACGTCGCGGCTGTAACCGTCGGCACGTCCCCCACCTGCTGGTCGATACGAACGTGAATACGACACCGTATCCCACGAGGCTTGCATCTCTGCCTGTGCATCTGCGAGCACCGCAACCTGCTGGCCTTTGAGGGTGAAGTATAGTGACTTCGGAAAGAACAACGGCCATGCATTGACTGACGCACCGAACACGCCGTAGCTTGGATTGCCTGTGGCTGCGCTTAGCCGTGTAAGAATCTGCGCCTGTGTCACATTGCCCTGCATGTAAAAGAACGCATGTGTGCACGGCAGGTTAGAACCTGGGGTTTCTTTGATACCGACTTGAAGGTCCGGTACGACAGCGGCCGAAGCCGACGCACGTGCAGAGGCATTAGGACTCAACGACCCATGCACGCCCGCGGAGTACACAGCGTTCTCATCCTGCACGCTCTCTCCGGTCTGTTCGTTCTTGTTGAACGTAATCGTAAACCCAACGATCTGATCAGGCAACTGCTGACGGTTCATGTTCGTCACGCCCGCGACCTTCTTCACGGTCTGTGACAGTGCCGTTCCGAGCGACGTGTATACGCGCACGAGCGAGTCCTGTGCCTGGCCCGGAATGATTTCGGTGCGGACGTTACCTAGCAACGCATCCGCAGACGTATCGTCCATGACCTGTTCCGTGAACTGTTGCACGACAGGCCCAGTGTCCGAAGGTTTGAGCTGTTGACCTCTGCGTAGTTTACCGTTTGACATTACCGTGAGCGTGTCATGTTAGAGTCTACTTGGTATGTGTCCCAAAGCAGGAGCACACGCCAAGCATCGTCACGTGCTTTTTCGGGCGCAGAAATCACACCTTCTTGACGTGGCACAAACTTCTGGAACACATAGTTGAGTTCACAAACCACAGCCCACTGGAGGAAGGAAAAGCCGTGCTCGATGAAGAAGTCTGTGGGTGTGGTGGCGTTAAGGTCGGCATCGGTATAGTCACGCAACCATCCGTAGCCTTCAAGGTTTACGGCAAGCGGCTCTGCGGTTATGGTATCTGTGGGATACAGATACAGTGTTCTTCCCCGTTGAATCACCGCTGCTGAAACACCGCGTGACATGATCTGCGCGTCAGACGGATAGCGTTCCTCCTGGGTGTAGTAGTCGGTGAGTTCCGACGAATAACGATCGCGCTCCACCGACACCGCAGGGTTTGTAAAGTCCAACGGAACATCAGTGCCATCGGCACGTGTGGTTGTGACCGCGACGACTTCTTTTACCGAAGTGAAAGGCACGTCACTGTATGCCACGGTGACAGTTAAAGACTCTCCTACAACCGTGCCTGTGCCCGCATAAACACCCGAAGGGTTCGCCCGTGTCGTAGGGCCAGAGAAAACGTAAGAAAAGTCCGTTGGTTTTGCAATAACCCACTCTGAATTCGTCCACGTAAGAAACACAGGAATGAAGTCTATGCCTTGAATGTTAGGGCAGCACCAGATCGGAGTTGACTCTCTCCCTTCTTCGGCAGACACCAAAATCCATGGACTTTCGAGATTGTCTGTGGTGTAGGTGTTGTCCGTAACCACAACGGTCCTGCCATTCGCAAACACCGCATCTTCCAAAGAACCTCCTGTCTCACCGTTAATGTCTAGCGTTGCACGCATCCGGGTGTATTCGAAGTTATGCACCATTTGGGCATTCTTTCGAACGTTGTTGACAGACTCAAGGAACAAATCGACACTGCCCACTGTAAGGGCCGCTTCGGATTGTCCGAGAATCGCCGCCACCACGGTTTTTAGCTTTGCTAACGTTTTCATTAACGGTGAGGTGAGGAGGCTCCTTAGCCGACGCGGCCACGCGCACCGTCAGGCCCGAAGTTCGGGTGAGACGTCACGTGTTCTTTGTTTTCGTTCGATTCATTCATGTCGACCGATTCGCGGGCTTTCGTGTCCAACATCTTGGTGTCGTCCACGTGTTTTGGTTCTCCGATGAACGCATCGGAACGGAGGTTTGGTACTTTCATGTAGGTTCCTTTCTGTTAACTGCGGTTACTCTTTGCCAAACACCCGGCAACGGGTGGCGGCAGTTGTGTCTGCTGGATTGTTCCGATTTGCATCGGTAGCGTTGGTGATGTCGTAGATGAACAGCTTCGTGCGGTCGTAGCTCGGACCGGCAAGATAAATCTTGTCCGACGAAGAGATACGTGCATTGTCTGCACCTTCGATTGTGGTCAGACCAAAGCAGGCGGCTGCGATGGTGTTTGTCGAACCGCCTTGTGAGGCGGGGATGGTGATTTGCAGGTTCTTGTAGCCCGACGCTTTGTCGTACCACACGTCTCCGATAACCCCACCCGCGGCGATGAACGCAGCGTTTGTAGTTAGTGCAGCCATAGGTTAGACCGCGGTCGAGACGTTCTGGAGCAGCATGTGCGACTCAGGGAAGAGACACTGCAGCCCCGCTTCACCGATCCACTCGTCTTTGCGTCCGTCACGGTCCGTCTCTTGACGGCCTTTGAGGAACTGCGTATCCGAGTCCGTGAGCGGACGATAGGACAGATTCCCCAGGTCGAGGAACAGCATCATGTCGTCCGTGTCGGTGTCGTTGTCCAAGATCGGGTGGACCTTGAAATGCACCGTGCCACGCAAGGTTTCGAGCGAGTGCACGATGAACTTAGCCTTGGTGGATTTCTCCTCCATGAGCACGTTCTTCTGCACCTGACGCTCAAACAGCGTGTTGACAGCCTCAAGGGCACGACCACCGCAGAGGCAGAGTTTTTCGTACGCTTTGTCGTTCGTCTTTTTGAACAAACGCGAGATGTAGGTGTTGAAGTCCGACTTCGTGATCGAACCACCGCAGTCGATGATACGCTTGTCAGGGTCGGTGTTGGCCGTGATTGCGGCTGCACCGGTTCCACCACGATACACAGAGTTCGCTGCTTCCCACTGCTTCAGGTGATAGATGACGCCGCCAGTTTTGGTCTCAGGAGTGCTCTCACTCGTGTCCGGGTCAGTGACGTTCACGGTGTGTTTCTCACCGAAGATGAACGCCTTCTCCATCTCCATCATGTAGCGGAGACCGTTCTCGAACCGCAGGTTCTTATATGGCCCAGACTTGTCATATTCAAGTCCGCCCTTGAGCGCGGTACGTGAAATGGCGAACGCAGCACGGAAGATTTGCGTGTAGTTCGTCGGGTTAATCGGAGCGACCGTGATGCCCTGTCCGGAACGTCCGCCTTCGGCGTTTGCCGTACCGATGATCGTGACGGATTTACCATTGTTGTTGGTAGTTCCGTTAAGGATCGTCGAGGACGGTGCAGAGTAAGGACGGAACTTGATACGACCGGCATTGCCGGAGGTAACGATAACGTCCGTGACAGTGCCGCGGATGGAGTCAGTTCCCGACGTGAGGTCGAGATCGCGCAGTTCGATGACATGCGTGGGTTTGAATTCCCGCACATCGAGAACGATAACGATGTATTCCGTGTTCGGAACGACCGTGATCGGAGTGCCGGCAGCAGAGCCGTCTTGGTTAAGGAACGGAGAAGTTCCCGTACCGACGGTGGTGGTTTTCTGCGTCGGGAAGCGCCGCTCGTACTGTCCGAATTCGGCCTTGTCGGTTTCTTCGGACGGCAGATACGACAGCAGACCCATCAACGGTGTGGCACCGCTCGGGAACTGCCAGAAGATTTTCCGACGTGATTTGAGTGAACGTGAACCGACCGTAGAGTCGGTGGAGAACATGCCAAAGGCCATGGTGTTTTATGATACTACAAGGACTGAGCGAGGGCTGAGCGGTGTATTAATCTTCGAGAAACTCGTCCGTGGCATCGCCACGTTGCGAGATCGCTCCGACTGCTGCACCTCCCCCGACTCCACCTGTTCCTCCAACGCGAGTGCGTGGGAGACGAGGTGTTGATCCGGATGTTTTTGTTTTTGACTTGAGGTCGATGACATGGCCTACGCCAGCCAACACCTCAGCGGCACGCTCAGCGAGTGCCTTAAAGTATTCTTTCTCTCCTGCTTTACCGGGAGAGAAGGTTTCGTTTGCGAGATCTTTTGCCGCGAGTTCGAGGACTTTGGCATACTTGTAGTTGCCAGCCTCGTCTTTTACGGCGAGTGGTTCGTACGTTTTGAAGAAGTTCTCACGCGTTTCGCGGGCGCGGGCCTCGCTGACGTATTCTTCCACAGGTGCCAGACGTGCGTCGCGCGCTTCGAACTCTTTAGCGATGACACGTTGTGCACCGATGATGGACTGACGAACGAGGTTGGTCTGCAACGCCGCGAAACGTTTCTTTGCGGCTTCGACCAACTTCGGATCAGCGTCTTCGGGGAGTCCAAAGAACTCTTCGATGAACCGTGGGTTTTCTTTCGTTGGGTCCCACACGCCCCAGTGAGCGTTGATTTCCTCTTGTGTCGGAGGACGTTGAGGTTCTTCTTTTGGTGCAACGGCCTTGTTTACCGTTTGCGAAAGTTCAGCAAGTGCGGCTTGCCAGTCAGCGTTTGGTGCAGCGGCAGCGGGCTTTGCCGGTGCAGCAGGAGTTTCCTCCGGTGCAGCGGGCGCTTCCTGTGCGTCAGGTGCATCCTCGTCCAGATGGTCGAGACCATCAAGGCCGGGGGTTGGGTTTTCGTCGTCTTCGATGTCGTTTTCGTCAGCCATAGTGTTATTTAGGTAGTTGCTTCAGTTCAAACCGCAGCGACTCCTCCATACCACTGACAATCGCTTCGGTCCGACGTAGGCCACGCAAGTGCCCAAGGGCTTGTTCACGTGCAAGAAAGGTCTCAATGTTCGTGACTGGAACTTCCAGCACGAGATTGATGATGCTCTCCTGTTCTTCTTGCGAATCCTTATACAGCGCTTGCGTGACGGGAAGTGCCCGCCAAGCTGCGATGCTACGGAGTTCGTTTTCTATGTCTGCTACTTTAGTGTCAATGTCCATTAGGGCATGGAGGCTGGGATACCGGAAAGCTCAGGCAGAACGGGTTGTCCTGGAGGAACCATAGGCGGCACCACGGGTTGTGGGGAGGGCAGCAACGGTGGCGTTACACCCCTCAAAATGTAGATTTGATTGAACAGCTCACGCATTTGATCCGGACCGTAACCAAGAACTGCGCTAACCGCAGGATTCGACATGAGTTCCATGAGGATTTCCTGCAATGACTGAGCGAGAAAGGCTTTCTCCGACGGGTTGGTCGCGTCGAACACGAAGAAGTCTTCGGAACGTGCGATCGTGACAGCGTCGGCTTTGAAGAGCGCGAACACTTCTTCGATCGTATACGGCAGGCCAGTATCTGGATTTGTCGGGAAGGTGCGCTTGCCGAGGACGCGTTGAAAGTCCTCAAAGTCCATCTCTTGGCGGTTGTTTGCGATTAGCTGGCGGCCGAGACACTCAAAGCCTGTGTCCCACTGTGCGGCGAGGCCGACTTTACCACGGGCGCTCGCCCCTTGTGCAACGACTCGGTCCTGCGTAGCACTGCGACGACCCGCTGAGTATTGTCCCTGCATTTGTGCAGTGAAACCGGTGATGCTTTCAAGCAACGATTTGAGTCCTTCACTGTCAGACATGATGTTTTGCGTAACATCCTGTGTGATGAACTGCTTGATGTAACGATCGACGCCGGTCTGAGACGCTGTCTTTTTGAGAAAGATGTACGGAGAGCGTGACTCCAAACTCCTCATGTCGACACCCGCAGGGTCTACGATGTAGCGTGAATCAACGCTGTTGCGCTGTGACGCGATGTGCGCGTTCCATTTCCACGTGACGAGGCCGGCGAGTTGTTCACAAAGCTCCGAAAGTCCTTCGTTTACGGTCTGATGTTGGTCCGCAAGGAACTGAGACGCGAAGTATGGGAACTTTCCGTGCAGATAGTAGGCTTCTTCGAACCGAACAATGGTCTGGTCGTTTGCGACCCATGCGATGTAGCGCACAGGAAAGCCTTCTTTACCAAGGGTTTTGCCTTTTTCGTACTCGAAGTGTTTGGGGATGAGGTCAAACACCATTTTGGTGATGACGACAGGGCCAGACTTGACCATGTTGCCCTTGTCGGCAGTGGAACTGGAGTCATTGCTACGGATCGTCGGCATCTCGTCGATGCGTGACTTCTTGCGCCGCTCTTTGTACTTCTCCTCTTCCATTTTCGGTATGGAGTTGAGGTTGAACAGGTCCGATTCCATGCCGCGCAGCGTGGACATGGAGAACATGTCTTCGGAACCGCAGAATTCACCCTCTTGGTAGCGGGTGAGGGGCAGACGTGTGTCGGGGAGCCACCGATACGGGGAGATTGGGTAGACTTTGTTACCAACGAACGTCGGAATCTGTTGGTATGTGGATGTGGTTTCGGTTGACTCCATGCCGAACGGTCCTTCGACGGATTCTTCCTTCTCCACACGCATCCAGCGGAACTCTTCGGTATAGCATACCTCGCCTACGCCCAGGGAGAAGCGGCCGACGTCCAAAAAGAACTGCACCAAAAACGCATTCCACTGATTACGGCGCAGATCACGTTCGAGGATGAGTTCGATTGGTTCCTTCAACACCGAATCCTCAGTGCCCGTGGCTTCAAGCTCGTAGAACCGACGATTCTGCGTGATTGTCATGACGTTGAACGCCACGAAGGTGAGGATTTGTGAGTACGCCAAAGGAATGGCGACTTTACGTGGCGCGCCTTTAGCGTCAGCGTTACGGTCCTCCTTGTCTGCCTTGCGCTTCGACCGGAACACCGCGTCATGCTCGTCCCACTTGGCGTAGTTCTCTGACATCGTCTTACGCGAGATCGACACGAGTTCGAGCACGTGCTTCAACAGACCTTTGTGTTCGGCCGTGTTGGTGTCTTTGAGTTTTTCTTTAAAGTCTTCGAAGGCCATGTCTTTTACCTAGCGTAACGTCTCGCATGTGCGAGGCGGCGGAGTTTGGAGTCGTCGGGTGTGTTGTTGAAGTCGCTGGAGATGTCGATGATGTTGTCGGCGAAGTCGGAGGTGTGGACCAATTGATAATCTGAGTCGCTTGGAGGTTCGATATACTCAAAGCCCTGTAGTGCCAGACGATACAGGTTCTCCATCATATCGTCGTTCTTCTTCACGGGCTTGTTCTCTTCGCCGTCCCAGATGAACCCGCGAGAGATTTCGAACATTGTGCGGCCGCACGCTTCGTTGAACACGAGAACGGGCATACCGTGCTTGTCGCGGGCTTTGAGGTTTGCCTTGACGGCACGAATGCCATTCACAGGGTCTTTCGTTGCGGGCACTACGGCAAGTCCCAAGCGACGGTATTCGTCCATCGCTGTGGTTTCGGTCATCTTGTTCGGTGTTGAAGCGAGCGGGTCTGTGAGACCTGGCAGAGCCACGTGACCGTTAAGGATACGTTTGATTTCTTGCGCTTCCTCTTCAACGAGCATGGGCTGCCACAGTTCGGCATACACATACGTCGTGCCGTTCGGCATCGTTGCTGTGAAGAGAATCGCATCGTTCTTACGAAAGTGGTAATCCAACGCCCACCGAATGCAGGCGTCCTTTGGCGGTTGCGACCACGACGCCCAGCCCGGTGGTGGGTTCTTGCGCACGTGGACGTTCCAGTCGAACTCTTTGTACACAATGCCCGCATATGCAGTGGGAATGCCGCGGCGCCGTGCTTCGCGTTCTTCTTCGGTATACCATGACAGCGTCAGTTCAATGTCTTCGGGTGTCAAGAACGGATTATCGTCCATCGACCCGGTCATCATGAAACGGGAGTTGACGTCATCGAAGACGTCGTTCATGTTGCTTTTGCTCTGGTCTTCGAGGTTTGGCGTGAACGCCTCGTCGATCCACGGCTCGGACAACGGAGTGCACGTGAACCATGCGCGGCCGCCACGGTCGGTAAGACCACGGACGATCGCTTTCCACATCCCTTCGGGGATGGGTTCGTCGAGATGGGCCCAATCCCAGACACTGGATTCTTGCCCAAGCGGGTTCTGCTTGTAGGATTTGACCGTGTCTAGATGGATGATGGACCAGCCACCGCTGATGTGCTTGACCGGGAT